TCACTCTGCCAGATGGCGCAATGCCATCTGGTATCACTTAAAGGTATTAAAAACAACTTTTTGTCTTTTTACCTTCCCGTTTCGCTCAAGTTAGTATAAAAAAGCTGAACCAGAAACAGAAAAAATCATTAATCTCAATCCATTACAATACATTTGGCTTAAAAAATAGACTGTATAATACTGCAAAACACAACATATCCAGTCACTATGAATCAACTACTTAGATAGTATTAGTGACCTGTAACAGAGCATTAGCGCAAGGTGATTTTTTGTCTTCTTGCGCTAATTTTTTGTCATCAAACCTGTCGCACTCCAGAGAAGCACAAAGCCTTGCAATCCAGTGCAAAGCTTTGTGTGTCTCAGTTTTGTCTCATCAACTATAATATATTAATGGCATATGATTGATTATTAGAGAGTTACATTAACTCACTTAAAAGGAGTGTTTATCCTAACAACTCTCAAATAAACATCTCTTATATTTTCACCTCCATTTGGCCTTAAAACTGTTGCTGAAATAACTCCACTTTGTGAAGCAGATACTGTTGCGTTATATACTAATGAACTATTGAATTGTTGAGCGTGTATTTGCCTTGATGTTGTTTCAATTTGCTCTCCGGCTCTCATCATAACTGCATGTTCTGAAAAACACCCGCCAGCACCAGTTGTTGTTGTCGCTGTAACCTCAACTCTATAGAAATACATAGCAAGCGTACCTGAGTTTACTGAATTATTTGGAACTGGCACTTGTACGGTTATTGAGACTGGGCCGCTATCAACTCCTGTTGCCTGAGCACACCAGCCAATTTCACCATTCTGAGATATTAATGTGAATATGCATCGATCTTTTGTCCCAGCGTTTACCTGATACGTTGTTGTATAGGTGGCACCATAGAAATGCTCTACGGTTATGGCAGTACCGAAGTTCTCTCCCCAACCAGTCCATGAAGGCCAGATACTGGCATTGCTTTTAATGGCTACGCCATTATTGATGCACTTCAGAGACACTTTCCCATTATTACAAGAACTCAAGAGCACAGGGACTCCAGGAATGCTGTTCCTTAGTGTTATCTCAACATCCGGCTGCTCTGCGGTTACCAACATTAGTGGCTCGACTGTTCTTGGAACCGTATTGAGCGGTATGTTAATCTCCATGTCGCGCACTCGCGTCCTTGTACCGCCACATAGAAATGCGCATACACCACCTACATTAGCAGGAAGATAAAGTCGAACACCTTCAAAAGACAAATCAAAAACATCCGATTGAGAATTTGTGATGATTTGAATAAGGTGTATAGGGCCGTTAACGTTTTCTCCCGTAAAATTACTCTTACTGGTGATGTTTCTGTAAATACCACCTGTTCCTGATACTTTTGCCGCAAACACTGGTGTGTCCGTCATGGTGCAAACTAAACCATCAACAACACACCCTGTTGACCCCGTGAGTTGTAAAGTTACATTGCAGCCGCCGTATCTGTTAGATAGAAGATTTCCGAACTCACCACAGTTTGTTATAGAACCACTAGTGTTATTGATATACATCAGGTGTGACGGACCATACGCACCGAAACTTTCGTCATGCCGCAATGTCCCATACACGTACTCAATATTGCATCCTGCAAAGTTGTTAATAAGTGCGCATGAATAGTGTGTACAATAGATGTTAGAGAAGAGAGAGCCTCTAAAATCACCCTCATAACCAGAAACAAGGAAGTCGTAGCGATTATCGCTGGTTTCACCGACTGCCATCGCATTAATCAATTTGAAACGATACGCGTTTGAATTCATCCCGATAAAGCCACAGAACGCAGCTTCCCACGGGCGAGTAATTCCATAGCGAGTGGTTGTTGTGCCCCCCAAAGGATAGCCGCCTTTATAGACAGCATTAAATCCCATAATGGTCACATCAGGATTCCTGTTCATGAAGACCAGAAATCCAGTTTTCTCATGAGTTATTTTAGCACCGTTAAAATCAATATATGCACCAGCGGGAGGAGTGATGACATTTTCCTCATTCATCACCATACGATATGTGGAACCTCTCTTCATGAGGCATCTTCCAGTCATAATAGCATTAGTCACCGCCACTGTATCATCAGCTACACCATCTCCAATTGCTCCATATTGCTCTGGCGTTGCCCAATATGACAAACTATCCGCTACTGTACCAGCCAAGTATCCAATTTTAGTTGCACCATCTTCTTCAGACAGTTCACTTCGAAATTGATCAGGGTCGTACTTCAGCACATTCGGAAAATAGAACTGCTGCACACCGTACGCATCATAAACAGCCATAGAATGGCCTTGCACAGTTACGAACTTGGCAATCTGTCCGTTATATACAGGGTAACCAGCAGCGTTAATGATGATTGGTTGCGAAACAGGAACGTGAGAGCCGTCTTCGTTTTCCACATAAACCTGAATCTGGTTTTCAGGATGTACAGGGTCAGTGTCAATTTTTCCGATATAAATTTTGCCATTGGCTACGGCTTTAAAAGATCGCGCCATAGTGAAGAGTTGCGAAGGCATCGATACGATCACATTGGCTGTAATGTCTGTCATTTAATTTGCTCCAGATACAAGGAATCGCCGCAGCGTAGCTACGGTGAATTTTGGGCATAAAAAAACCCAGCCGAAGCTGGGTCGTTGCGTTGGTTATCTGTCAGTAGTTATGTACTGAAGGAGGCAATTCTTTATTCTTAAGTCTCATCCATGCGGAAAGATTCGTTGGTCCGTCTGGCTCATTAATATCAACATCTCGTGTGTGGTTTATTAAAACGTCTCTCGCCATTCCGATAACATACGAGAATTCATGACCGTAGTCGTAGCATCTGCCGGAATAGTTCGATTGAATTTGTTTTAGCGCCGGATACAGTTCGCGGAATAATGCCTGTGAGCGGTTGGCATAATCCCATAACCATACAAGGCTGTTTGCTTCTTTTGCAGAAAGCTCGTTGGTTTTCTTCTCTTGTTTGCCAATGAACTCACCTTCAAGTGGAACTCGAGCTGCAAGTGACAGTGCTTCGGTAAACTGCTCCTCACTGATTTCTTTGTACGAACATCCAAAATGGGATTTCAGTGACGACCACATGGTGATCATCGCCTTAGCCTGTTTTTCTTTTGGCAGAGACTGACCGCGACTCATGACGAGTTGTTTAATGGCTTCCTGCTGTTCAGTGGTGATTTTACCCGGCAACGCCTTTTTAGCTTTGCGTGGGTTAACTACATGGCCTTTAGTCCAGTACTCATAGAGCACATCGTCACACTCTTCCTGATACTGGATTACATTGTCGCGGATTTCAGGACGGACTTTGTTAGGGCTGATGGTTTGCAGCCAACCTGCAAGTTTGCGAAGTGCCAAACAAATAATCTCACGGCACTGTTCATCACCAGGAAGCTGCATTGTGATTTTCACAATGGAGGTTTTAAACCGTTGCTTTATTTTCGTAAACTGTGAAGCCCAATCCATACCCATGCCTATCAACGATAGGTTTCATTGGGGTGTACGGTTCACCGTTGTGATTGACGACATAAAGCTCTGCGCCGTGGAATGGCACGTTGATAGTAGATACTGCCGTTGCTATACTTTTCATGTCAGTTTTTCCTCAAAATTTACTGACGATTTAAGCCCGAGCTACTCGCAATAGGTTGTTTGATGGGTAAATCATGATTACTCCTTATAAAAAACCCACCTGACGGTGGGTTTCATTTCTTAATCTTGCTTCGTGGAAGGTATAAGAGATGCATTTGCCTCTTTTGGCTTCAATGTATACATCCCACCATTAAATGGATCAACAGCAAGCCAACCGATTAACCCACCAAACACAAGGTTTCCACCAATATACCAACCATTAGCATTGGCTTTGATTGGCAGGGTAACTGGTTCGTACCCATCCTTCTCCATAGTGATCTGGTAGCTCTTTTTGCCAAAATAACTACCATCTGACTTGGCAAGAGTTACTCCTTGCGGGGTCTTACCTTGCGCAACAATCACGCCTGATTCGTCTTTTACCTTAAAGCTCGCACCGGAAGGGTTGCTGTTCACTTGCACAAGTTGCGTTTCATCACCAACAATAGTTGCGCACCCAGATAACATCATAGCACCAGCAACGACGCCAATAATCCTCTTCATATCAATTTCCATATTTAAAAAACCGGAAACATCCTAATGACAAACCATTCAAATGTGAAGTAGGCAAAAGATGTTTACTTTTTTCATGGTATCCTGCACAAAACTAAGGAGGTTGGCGTGTATACAACAGTTATCGTGATAGCTATCGCACTCATTGTGGTTCAGTACCAACTGGCATCTTTAAAACAAAAGATATCTGACCTCAAGACTGAGAACGAAGCACTTAAAAACTCAATAAAAGATGAGAAGAACAAACTATCATTCACTATATCTGATATTGAGCAATCCATTGAAATTATTGAGAATAATATTAACAGACTAAAAAAAGAAGATATTCATGAAATCAATGACAATATCAAGGATTTGAAATCTTGGCTTAGGAATGTAGGACAAATCGCCACATCAACACGAGATAAGCTCAATCCATCCATGGATGATTAATTACTCCTGTGCTATTCCGCTTAGCGACGCTACAATGCCAGCCCTCGCTAAGCGATTGAACTCTTCGTTTCCAACTGCATCACGTATTGCTTTTACGGCGGCTTTATTTGCCATAAATCTGCGTTCCGCTGCCGCTAATGCTTCTTTGCTTCCGCCTGTTCTTACTGCTTTAGTGGCTTCCTGAACTGCTTTCTCTATCGCATACCGACCACTACGTGTGGTGGCAATTTTAGATACAGCGCCTTTTAACCCAGCGCCAACTAAAGCACCTGCGGCAGCGCCTGCAATGCCTCCTCCAGCGCCACCAACAATGGCACCTGATGTTGAGTTGGCAATTGCATTTAACACTGTTGATGTGACGTTGGATAAACCAGCATCCAGATCGCGTAGTACATTGGCAGTTCTCCCTGTTCTTTCAATATACTGCTGAGGTTTCACTGCTGCTCTTGCAAGAGTGCCATACGCATCAGCAATTCTTCCAAGCTCTGAGGAATATCTGCTAATGGCTTTTACATTTTGTGGAGTGAGTATCTCTGCGATATGGTTAATTCCTGCTGCATCAGCTTTGCCACCACGTACACCATGCGAGATGGCATCCTGCAACATTGATGATATAGCAGGAACACGCTCTGATTCTGGCAGCGCGCGGATCATAGAATGGAATCCAGCAGGACCATTAAGGCCTTTAGCTGACGATGATTGAAGAGATTTTACTCCATTCGTAATCAGTGCATCTGTTGCCAAATCACGCCCAAAGACAGACTCTGCACTCTCTTGTGCGGATAACCTCGCTTTAGACAGATCATTAGCTTTTTGCCAGTCATCAAGAAATCCGCCGTTTTCCGCCATTGTGCGCATATCATCAGTAATTGCCCGGCGTATTTCCCCTGCTCTCCTTGCCGCATTTGCCTCTCCGCTACGCTTATATTTTTGCTCCGCATCAGCAAATTTCGCTCTCCATGCTTTCATGCCATCAAATGTTACTCCACCTTGATTGTTTGCCTGAACAAACTGTTTCATTTCAGGAGTAAGCGGTATGCCAGCAGATCGCTCTGCCTGAATAACGGCATTACCATTTAGCATTCTTGCTTTTTGATTTGGCATTGTTGACCGCACGTCATCCCATGCCGCGCGCTCGGCATCCTTCATCTGATCAAGATTTTGAAGAATCCTTTGTTTTATAGCCGCACTTTTTTCTGATGCCGTTCCAGATGCGGCCCCAAATTCATCAAGGTTTCGACTTAACTTTGATGATATTTCGTTAAATGCTGCCTGATGGGCGTCCTGAACAATTCCTGGTGTTGATGCCAATGCTCCTTCGGCTTGTGCAATTCCACGACTTCCAGATCGCATTCCTGGTGTTAATGCGTTTATATCAATTCCAGCAGACTCAGCCGCTTTTGCTACATCTTCGGACACATTAGCGGCCTGACTGGCAATTGACTGACGCCCAGCACCTGACTTTGCCATCCTGGAAACATCATTAGCAGAATTCAGTGCTGCACCACCAAGAGCCTGTGAAACCCTTGGCGCAATAACGCGCCCAAAACCTGAAAGAACGCCTTGAGCGCCAATATTGATACCACCGTTAATGGCAGCATTTTGTGCAAAGTCGCCCTCCTGATTTGCAGCATCAGCAAGAGAACCTGCAATCATGTTTCCTGCGGAACCGATGTCTCCTGCGAGCTTTGCTGGCGCTCCAGCAGCTTTTGCCGCTGTGCCAATTGGCAGGAGATACCCACCAATTGTTTCACCAGCTTGCGCGTAAGGGTCTGTCGGTCTGTCTACTGGACGATAAACATCATCCAAAACCTTGGGGCCACCAAGCCCCTGACTGATTGCATTAATCAGACTTGCGCCACCCTGCAATACGTCAAATGGTATGTTTACCAGACCACGACCAGCCTGTTCTGCAATTTGCCCTGCACTTTGACCACCAGTGAGCCAATCGCCAGCTTTTTGCATCAATGATGGTTCTTCACGTGCTGGTTCATTGCTATCCTGGCTGACAGTTTGTTGCTGAACAGACTGTCCAGCAAAATACTCATCAATGGCAGATCCAATATCTTCCGTGCTCGTACCATCAGGGAAGGTAAATGTCTTACCGTTTGCAGTTACTTTCATCATTCCACCGTAAATTGAATGCCTGATTTTGAGGTATATGATCCAACCTGATTCCGTGGTTCTCCTGAAGGTATCGAATCTTGTGCTGGCGCTGCGTCAGTATTCAATGACATATACCGCTTAACAGCACTCCCCAATGATTCACCTTTTTTAACATCCAACCCCAATATCTGACCGCCATTACGCGATTGTCCAGGGTTGCCATTCGCGCTCATCCACTCAGCTTTAAACTCATTAAACTGCGCGTTTCGTCGCTCAAGGTTTGCCATTGCATCAAGCCATCTTGCGACCGTCTCAGGGTTATCCATGTCAGTTGGCGCACCCTGTCTAACGATCTCAACGTCTTTATCCGTTGCTGGGCCGGGAGGTAGGAATTTAAGAACCTGACTGTTAACAAGGGCATTTTGGCGAATGCGCAAATCACGCAATGTCGTATCGCTTCCGGTAAGTTTTGCGAACATGTTCTGTGCGTTACCGAACAAACCTGTCGTTGGTTTTTCTGCTCTGAACTGTTGAGCAAGCGCACTCATAGAATTGGCTGAGTTTGATGATGCTGTGGCATTGTTTACAGCCGTCTCGATGCCTTTTTCCATGTTTACTGACAGCTTAGGTGCTTCGCTAATCAACTGCTGAGCCTTTTCCTGCGCTTGCTGCATCTTAAACCCGAACTCTTGCTGATCCAGAGCCAAGCGTTGTGCTGCGATATTGTGCCCAGTCATTGCTGACTGATAGGAAAGGTTTTGCCCTCTCGCCTGAAGTGCTTCTCCGGCCTGATTGCTGCGGATTGTCTCTGCCAGCCTGCCTCGGTCAATCTCACGACCAGCCATCTTGTCCTGAACATTGAAGTAGTCAATCGGACCAAGAGCAGCCATTCCAAGGTGATCAACAAACTCACCAAATCCTGAAGGGTTCTGCTGATACATCTGAGCAACACTGTTAGGGTCAACACCGACGCGAGTCAGTTCCTTGGCGTTGTTTTGCAGCCATGATTGCATTGCTTCTGGAGACGATGACGCAAGGCGTGCGCCAGCCGCTAAGGTGCCGATAGAATTACGCTGGTCTTCATCAATGAATCCCATGCCTTTACGAACGGATTCAATCTGGTCTGGATATTGAGTAGCCAACTGACGCAAAGCACCGCGATCACCAGACGCATAAGCATTAGCGTATGCCTGCTGAAATTCTTTCTGCCGCTGAGCCTGCTTTTCCTGCTGAAACACCCCCGCAATACCTGAAAGGCCTTGCAAAGCAGTCAGCCCAACATTGTTAGCGCCTGAACGCTCAATATCATTGTTCTGCCTAATAAGTTGAAGCGTATTGCCGATGTCATTTACGCTCGGAGCGTTTGAGTTGACGCCGCCGATACCAGCCAACAATCCGCCGTTTGTTCCTTGCCAAGTAGCCATGATTACCCCTTAAAACAACGAGCCAAGCAATCCGATACCAGCACCAATGCCAGCGCCCCAAGGTGTTGATGTTCCCAAAAGGCTGGCAAGACCTGCACCGGCAATCGCACCAGACGTTCCGCCACTAATTGCAGTCTGAAGACTTGATGGTTTATTGGCATTAGCAGCGGCAAGAGCTGCGCTTTGCTGTGCAATGCTGCTCATGTTGTTGGCGTACGTCTGCCCGGCGTTTGCCTGACCTTGCAGCGCACCAAGCCCAACGTTTGCCAGATTGTTGTAATTGCTCATCTGGTTTGATAACCAAGACTGACCGAGTGTCGGCGCGATCGTAGCCAGTTGATTGCTTATGGCTGTCGAACCAAGTCCGCCAGTCGCTTCCGCAGCAGCAAGACTCTGGTAACGAGCCTGACCTGCAAGGTCTTTATACTGCTGAGAATTGTAATACTGATTAAGTGCCTGTCCCTGACCTTCTAAACTGGAAAGATTCTGAAGCTGGTTAACATACTGCTCCGCAAGCGGCGTGAACGGAGCAAGGTTTTTCATGATCGTCTGCCACTGCTGATTTTGCAGGTCTGCGGCATACTTCTGAGCTTCTGCGGCATACTTTGCGCTTTTATCAGAACTGCCACCTTTCCCGCCTTTTTCAGGGCAATAAGGTTCCTCGCCGCGCAGTTTTCTGCCCATCTTAAATGCATATAACATGGCTATCTCCCGTGATTCAGGAAGTCGATTAGTTCTTCGCGTGTGGCGCTGTAAAACGTCACGTCATCCACGCCTTTAAAGTATTTCTTGATGGTTCCGACACGCTTAAGGCCAATCATTGCGCAGTAAATCTGCCCGTGGCGGAATTTGCGTGCGGCGAACGATGTGACGCACTGAACGGTGGTGTTAGTCAGAATGTATTTCCAGAACTCCAGCCCGATTTCCTTGCTGAATCCACGAATCTCTGGCAGGTACATGGCGTGGCAATCGAATGTCAGCGGCTGAATCTCCTGATAGTAAACAATGCCGCCGAACTGCCCGTGCACGTTCACCTCAAAGTAACGGCATTCAGGTTTGTAGTCGTATCCATCACCGTTGTTGCTCCCGGCAATAATGTCAGGGTGATTTCCGACTGCTTCTATCAGGTCGATGTTTCGCGTTGGTTTGAACTGAATCATTACTGCTCCGCGATTATCTTGATGGTTGTGGCAGTAAACGCCGCAACATTCGACTGAATGGTTAACGTGCTGCCATTTGTGGCAAGAAAGCCGTCTTTATCCACGCTGAAGAACGTAGCTAACAGGATGTTATCGGTTGTTGTCGCTGCATTACGACTGCTGACCAACGTGTCAGGAACAGAGCCGGAAAAGGTTAGCTGCATTGACCTGTTGGCGGTTCCGCTGGGCCACGTCCCGACGATCGACAGCTTGAAGAACAAGGTTTTGTTCTCGTTGAACACAACCATCTTGTTGTTAACAGTGTCGAAGAATGGTGCCAACGAGCCGGATGACGGCGTGAGCGTTTTCAGCAGGCTAACAAGGTTGGTCGGCGCTGTCGGGATGGTTACAGATACGCCAGAGTAAACAACCTCTGACTTCTTGCGATTAGTGGCATACTCCAGAGCATCGATGCGCGTTTCATGGTCTGAAAGCGTGTTTTGAATGGCGATAACTTCATCAGTCAGATAATCAATATCGTTTTCTGCTGTCGTTAATCGTGAATCAAGGCCGACTATCGCCGCTTCTGCGTTAGTGATCCTTGTTTCGTGGTCCTGTATCTTCGCTTCAGCCGATGCCAGTCGAATTTCGTGATCGACCAGAATCACATCCTGCTCATCGTTCCTGACCTGTGCATCATAAGCGCCCTGTCCGGCCTCGTTGGCTTTGTTAGCCACGTTACCAACATCAGTTCCCTGTGCGATAACGTAAAGCAGATACGACTGCGAGAAGATATTACGCGGAAGGACTGATGTGTCGAGTCGTGTAGCCTGAATGATTACCGGCACATTAAGATTCGAATCAGCCATTACTCAATCCTTATCTGGCAGCCAGACAGAGTGACAGGTGACTTAGTGATAACGCGCAATTTGAAGCCAATGTTTTTCCTGATGCGCCCTACTTTCTTCCACAAAACGCGTTTGTCGTAAACGAACGGTTCATTCTGCTCAATCATCTGCTCACGCCCGTAATTGATGCCGTCAGTGGTTGCAGAGAGGAACAGGCGGTCAGCGTACTGCGCAACGCCAGTTGAAGATTCAACTTCAAGGTCGAAAACTCTGGCGTTATCTGCTTTGAACAACGGAGTAAACAGCAGGTGTTCTTGTTGCTTGTCGTACTGGCTGCCGATATCGAACTGCAGTTTCCCGGTAACAGATTCCAGCTTATCGCCGCACGTTATCTGATTGCCTTCGTAAATGAAGTCGATAGCGCGGTACACATCGTCATACAGGCCTGTTTTCAACACACACCATTGCGGACCATTGGCGCTTGAAGATGCGTCGTACACGAGGACGTGACGTGGAAGATGGATAATCAGCAATTCATGAGCATCAAAGCGCAACGATTCCATCACGCCATCAGCCAGTTCATCAGCAGTGTAGGAGCGGAGGATTTTCTCAATGCTCGCGCTGGCGATTGGTGACACCTGACCGGAGCCGATGATGTATACAGACGGCGCACCTGTTGCCGGATTGCTTATGAACGCATACGAATCAGCAAACGGCGTTTTGCAGTAAGTCCCGGCGATGCCTTTTTGCACCATCAGTGATGGCTGTGCGACATACAAAGCGGCACCAACGGTGGTTGCGCCAGTCAGGGAGAAATATTCAATCGTCGATGAGCCAAAGCAAACGATGAAGTCTCGCCATGTACCTATGCCGATGATGCCGTCCGGCTGCGATTCTGCGCGATATTGTGCGCTGTAACGGTCAGGATGCGATTCGTCTTCAAGGTCAGTGATAAACCACGAATCAGTTCCGTCTTTTGACCACGCATAACGCCCACGTAAGCGTGTAATGTCGCGGACTGAGCCTAACTCATACTGCGTGAATCCGCTGTCTGTAGGCCAGTTTGAGACGGTTTTAACCGTGCCATCATAGCGATACTCAACCAGTTGACCATTAACGCCTACAGCCTGAGATGTTCGACCATGCGCCATTGATACGCGACCACTTCCGGCGACGTCACCGACTTCGCTTTCGCCTTTGTAGAGCTTGCCGCCACACACACGATAGACAGCATTCTGCGCCATGTTGTACTCGACGCCGCGCGATACACCGTTCACATCAGAGCGTTTGGCAATGCCCGGGAATGAGCGAAGATATCCGCTGCTGTTCAGGATTTCTTTGGGGGTTGCCAACATATTCACTGGCAGATAGTCGATATAGTCGGCGTTTCGAAAGTCTTTGCCGACACCTTTCATAAGCGGAAGTTGCTGAATCGGCATTTATTCACCTCACGTACTCGGATCATCTTTCTCGATGTAAAACCGATTCCACGTAAACGCGCTTTTGTTACCACTACCGCGAGGCATGTCATTTCTCCGCTCAAGTGGTGGTATTTTGGTTAAACCGATACAGATTGTCTGATATGCACTGTCAGCAGCGGTAAGGAGAGCGTCTGACGGCTGAATGACGTTATCCATGCACACTTGCACAGCGAGTTTCAAAGCGACGCCATCATTTGCCCATGCAGGGATACCTGAATCATCGTCAGGTAACGGCATGATGCCGTTTTCTGTATCAGCAAACTGATACCCAAGCTCGATACCTTTTGCCTGCCATGCTGCCATCATGTCTTCGAGGTCATTAATGGCATCTTCAATTGCCTGAGGGTCAGCATCTGTCAACGTGGCATTGGAATACAGCCCGGCTTTTCGTAAAGCCTTAAGAACGAGATCACCCTTCGTTTTCGCCATCTTCTTCCGCCTTAGCCACTTTTTGCTTCGTTGCGGTTTCTTCAGGAGTTTTTACCCAGCCTTTTTTCAGGTGAGATTTAACTTCTTCGTCATCAACAATGATGTAATCGACAGCAAACTGACCACAGGTGATCATGTTGCCCGGCTTATAGAGCATTGTTCGTGCCATTGTCTTCTCCCAATAAAAATGGGGCCGAAGCCCCACCTAAATTACTGCCCGGCAATAACGATGCCCGTATATTCAGGAACCAGTACAGAGCAACCGTACAGAGTGGTGAAACGCGCAGTGGTTACGCCTTTGATGTGGTCGAAGGCGTAAGACATGATCAGCGTAGCGCCCTGCTCGGTGGTTGCTGTCATTACCTGTGGACCCTGACCAGTCGGGAACGCCAGTTTGCCGTACATCAGTTCAACAGAACCATCAGCCCAGAACAGGTTAGCCGGTGCGGCATTTTTGTTGAGAATGGTGATTGCTGCGCTACTTGCCGCATTAGCATCAACGTTTGCATATGGACGGCTGGCGACATCCGCGTTGTCAGGCGGCAGAATTTTCGGGGAGATAGTTACTGTCGTTCCGCTAACTGCCAGAACGCGGAATACCTGCGGCTGCCCGGTGGTATCTTTGGTGATCTGGTGTACGGAATTCACCCCTGCGATGGTAAACGCATCGCCAACCTGCAAACCTTCAGCAGATACCGTAATGGTCCCCTGTCGGTTATCCACTGGCATATCGTTAGCATCTTTCGCTTCAACCTTGTGCGCAGGTGCTGCTGCCAGCGTAATGGAAGTTGCTGTACCCTTCGGAACACGACCAGAAATATCGGTCTTGTAGCTATCGAAGGACGCAACCGGAGGGATCTGCGCTTTTTCGTATGCTGTCAGGGTTGCGCCCTGAGCATAGGCACGGTGACCAAGCTCGCCAGCAAGGTCTTTGTAGTTGAAGGGGTTCCAGAAAGAGCGGCGGTTGATACCCTGTGGTACACCAATCGCCGTCATGGTGGCATCAATACCTGCCGCACAGTTCCACAAATCACGGCCCTGTGAACCAGTGGTTGAGTCAGCCATCGTGATCACGTTAGTAGCACGCTGCGTAACCATGGAAATCAGGTCAGAGTCAATCTGTGCAGCAAGGCGCATACCTGCGGCGCGACCAGCTTCAGTTTTATGCTCAGGGTCACGCATTTCACGCGCATCCAGAGTGTACAGAATGTTTTTCGGCTCCTTGAACACAGAAGGAACAAGGCGCTGAACCAGTGCTGTTGGCGTTTTGCTGCTGAGATCTAGGCCTTCTTCAATGTTCATGTGGTAATGCTGCGGACGATACAGAACATCACCTGCTCGCTGCATTGCTGTATCACCGGGACGGAATTTTTTAGCGTTACGGGAAACTACGCAGGCGGCCTCAAAGCCTTCAACGTAGTTTTCGAACATGATTTCAAGGTCTTTTGCTAATTGGTTAGCCATGCTTAATGCTCCGATAGGTTATTTTTTTGCCTTTTTAGCGGCGAAATACGGCGTCCAGTCACCAGTTTCCAGCGCCTTGGCTTTCAGTTTGTCGAGGTTATTGATTACTGCGCCGTTGCTCCCCTTAACTGTCGGGGTTGTGGCTGCCGTGGTTTTTGCTTTTGGCATGATTCTGGCCTTAGATTCGATACGTTCCAGCAGACGACCAATTGCTACGGGGTTGGTAGCTTCTGCCAGTTGCTTGCGCAGTTCAGCGTTGCGACCAAGCGCCAGAACAACGATTTCCGGCTTCTCTGACTCAAACAGGATCGCGTTTTGTGTCTCGATGGGGATTTCCTCGAGTACGGCCTGTTCTGCTTCCTGATAGCCAGGAACCTTGAGAGCCTTAACACGTTGCTGATATTTGGATAATCGCTCTTGATAAGCAGCATGAAGCTCCTGCTCCTTCTGCTTGCGAGCCATCTCCTGTTGCTGGTACTTTCCGTTATCCTCTGCCCACTTAGCCATGCGTTGCTGATAGATTTCTTCATCGAAACCGATGTCCTCATCATCCAGTTTTGGCATTCGCGGTGGTTGAGTGATTACCGGCTGCTGCTCGACGGGTTTCTGAGACTGACGCATCAGCTCTTTCAGCTCACGGTCTTTCTCTTTAATCGTCTTGCGCAGGTGTTTTACCAGTCCATGCTCTGCGCCATCTTCGCTGGTTGGCGAATCCAGCTTTTCGTCACCAAAGTAGAATTCCTGTTCTGATTCGTCGTCATCAGTTTCAGTAGCTTCCTCTGCATCATTGCCGGAGGACTCACTGCCATCTTCTGTTTCGACTTCTTCAGCCAGTTCGACATCATCAGGAATCTGCTCTGACGCGTCGGTTTCGATTTCAACTTCTGGTGTGTTTTCTGCCATCTGGTCCATTTGTTACCCCTGTTTACTCGATGTTCAGCCCATCGGAAGGCAATAGGGTGCCAGGCCTCATAAAGACAGCCATTGCACGTTATGGGTTAATTACTGCTGTGGTTGTTGCTGAGTTGATTTTTGCAGGATGCTGCTGATGTCCATGCGCTGCGCATGACCCTGTGCCTGACTTTTCAGGACAAGCTCTGCATCAGCACGGGCATTGTCTCCTTGCTGTTGCTGGAACTGTCCAAGCAGTTTCAGAGCCTCGCGGATATCAGATTTCTGCTGGCTATCGGCAGATGCGAGGATTTTCACAACGTTTGCCGCTGCAACCTGAGCATCAGTCTGTGCCTGGAATGCTTTAACCTGAATGGCTGCCTGTTCGTTCTGCGCTTTCTGCAATTCAGCCTGACCTGCAAGAAGCTGACCTTGCGCTGCAACCATAGCCGGATCTGGCTGACTGGCCTGTTGTTGTTTCGCCTGCTCAACCATCTGCTGTTCTTCTGGTGTTCTCGGCTTGATAACTCCAGACAGAAGCAACTGATTGCGGTTGTATTCTTTAAGGTCGTCCATCCCTTCGCCGTCCATATTGTCGAGAATCATCGACGATACAAGGTCGTGCTTCGGCGTTCCTGGTGGGATAAGTGCCAGCATGGAAAGTAACGACTTAACCGTTGCGTCACGGCGAGTAGCGAACGACTGACCGACATCGACAGTCACTTCATAGTTACCCTGCGAAAGGTCGTTAAGCGCGATAACCTGCCCTGTCTGACGGTCAACCACTTCACCAGTCATCAGCGCCACGTCATCGCTGCCGTCCTCATTAACGATACGCATCGGCGTATCACTGCCATAGACCTCACGCGCCATAGAAAGCCACACAACGCCAGCGCGACGCATGGATTTAGCCATGTTGTCCATGTAGATATAGGACTGCGTGTCCATCCGGTTAAAAATGCTATCAACGGTATCGGTGGCGACGTTGCTCGGCATGTTCTCAAGCTGCGACGCACCTGTAATTTGCTGAATAGCCGTTCCGGTGTACTGCAATAGCCCGGCAAGAGCTGGCGGCATTTGTGTCGGAGGTGTCCAGCCAGCAACCTGAGCTTCTGAAATGACTGTTCCGTTTTTGTCCTTCTTGCTGGTCATAGGAAGAACTGCAGGTCTTTTCTTATTCCTCTCTGCCCAGTGATTCATTAATGGGCCGGGAATGAAATCAACATCCACGATAGGAATGCCATCACCGCCAGCCTGAGTAGCGTTATCTGCAATCATGGAAACCATCAGGTTCTCAAGACGCTGTGCATCCATCGCTTTTGCAGCGTGGCCTTCGATTCGCTCCTGATTATCAACAAATGAGCGACGCCCATATACCGGGATGAGAGGAATATGTTCACCCGGAATACGCTTCGGTTCTTCCAGCCATTCAGCGCCAGACAGAAGACCGCAATAAACGCGGCGCTTCTTCACCGTTCGCTCGCCAATCAGTTCGAATGCACCATCGGTCAGCTCGTCGACAATATCTTTGATTTGCTCTTCATCATAGATTGCCGTTTCTCCGCTAACAGGGTTGCGCCACGCCGTGAGCTTCACCTTCTCTATGCGAACTTCGTAGTAGCGTCCAACATAGATGGCATCGGGCGTTGACCAGTCATATTGAGTACCAGTGTCATCACGAGAAAGACTTGCCGCGATGGAATCAGGGTATTCAGCCTCGAACGCTTTAGGGGTCATGGAGAACATTTCCATAGCCCACATAGCATCAGAGCGGTCATATTGCTTGCTGTCCTGATCGAAGAAGACGCATGTCGCTGGGTCGTAAACAGGAAGAAGGCTGATGCGTCGCTGATCGTTACTTGGGTCCATTTCATCTTCGTAATCGGCACACATGCGGAAACAACCGAATCCGCCCGTTACAGCATCATCAAATGCGTTATCACACGCTTCGCCACCGGATGTTTCCTGATAGTCAGCGCGGAATTTGCCGTTCATCTTTTCGGCTAACGCTTCCGATGCCTTATCGTCCTTCGGCCTGAATTTAACGCTGATGCGATTCTGTCGATACTCGCCAATGATGCGATCACATTCACGGGCAATCTTATTCAGTTCAAAGCGCGGATAATGCTCGAACCTGCCTTCATCAAATGAGTAACCAGCATTTGTGCTGCCTTCCCACTGTGCGCCGGACACCCTGACGAAGCGTTGAGCTTCTATAATCTGCTCACGCATATCCTGCGTTGCTGACCAGGCATTATCAAAGTTGCACAGCACCTTGCGATGCCAGTCAGTCATCTTTTTTTCTGCCATATCAACCTACACCACAAGGAATTGAGTAACTGGAATAGTCGGTTTGCGCAGCCGACTCCGGGCAATGCATACACATCATCAACGCATCAGCCAGGTTAGGAGATGGGATCCCGAGCTTTTGCTTCATTTCGACCTTAGTCATAAGCTCCAGCTTCCCGTTGTTATTGAATTTGCGCTGAATCTGCGTCAGTTCTGCAAACAGCTTCTCCAGCATCTTCTCGCCTATCGCTTCTTTGTCGAAACTCAGCATGTCGTCGGGGTCTGCATACTCACCGTGGGCAACCGCCCGATATGTCAGATACAGCCTGTCAGCCAGCGCGTAATAGAATTGCGCTCGCTTATTGCGGAATACATCGCCAATAGTGCGAACGTTGTCGCCCTGTACGACTTCATCAGCCCATGCTCCGGCCTGATACGGAGCATCTTCATCGAATGGCGATTCGCTGCCCTTGAACATCGTGGCGGTGATTTTCTTGCCGGAGAACGCTTCCGTTGTCTGTCTGCGTAGCCCGGCACCAACACCATCACCATCCCACAGGTAATGGTCAGCACCGTCTTCAATCGCCAGCGAAGTTGCCCAGTCAGCACCTTCATTGATGTCCATCAGCAGACCTTCGGCAATGCGCTTAACAACCGAACCGTGACGCGATGCATAACCTTTAGCATCTGGCCCTGTATCTGATGGGTCATGCGCAGAGACAACAGCGCCTTTCGCTTTCCATCCGAGTTTCTTGTGCGCATCGGTTGCAGCTTCAAGCCATTCTCGCTTGATGATTGCCATATCACTTGCGCTTACTGGCTCACCAAGCCAGATGTGACGATACAATGTCGGATTTCTGCGTTTGCACTCTTCCATCTCCAGACGGAGAACTTCAGGAAAATGCGGGTTGTCGGTGTAGTTCACCGTCAGCAGGCAAATATCATCGGGAGGATTTACGACGAATCGCTGATAGGTATCGTCGAGGATGTTTTTCGGGTTAAAGCTCACCCATATTTCGGAAAATGGCTTGCGGATGGTTGGGATCAGGATATCCCATGATTCCTTCGTTACCGCTTCCGCTTCCTCCACCCAGCAGATATCAATACCTTCTAGCGATTTAATCTTCGTCGGGTTGTTTTTGATGCCGTAGAACATGAATTCAGCATTCGTTCCGAGATGACGAATCATGGAACGCTGAATTTCAAACTCAGCCGAATAGCCTTCCCGCTCTATGGTGTCTTCAAGCAACCGGATTACCGAATCGCTGATACTGTTTTGCAGTTCACGAGCGCAGAGAATACGCACAGGCTGCCGACGCGCCGCCTCAACAAGCAGCCTCGCAATTGCCCATGACTTACCGCTACCTCGACCGCCTTTGGCGACTTTGTAGCGATGCGCCTCAATGAACGGTTCAAAGATAGGATTAATCGAGGTCATTTTCCGAACAGAGTGCTCATCGGTGATGTTTCAATCTGGATTGCGCCGCCGTCTTTGCCGACAAGCTCATTAGTTACCTTGTCGCCATACTTACGGGGATTCATTCTGGCCAGCGCCCATTTGCGGGTATCAACGCGAAGTCTTGCCTTTGCCACCTCGGCGGCATCAGGGATTACGTCGTCAGCAATTTCGAATATCTCTTCGAAAATAGAGTCGGCCCGAGTCTCTGTTGCCTTCGCGTACTGGTCACGAAACTCCTGATGTTCAGCCAGCCAGCGAAAAACTGATGTTTTGCTCGGCATTCCTGGGCGTTCGCAAACTTTGCGCAGACTCTCACCGGAGGAAAGCAATGCGCAAATGTCATTAGCCACCTCCGGCATATAATCAGAGGGGCGACCACCTTTCTTTTTCTCAGTCGCCATATTGATTATTTCCCTTCTGCTTGCTTATCCCATTCATCGCGGAATTTGGATGGGTTGTCGAAACCTTGAGTTGCCATGTTTACGCTCCGGTAGTGAACAGGTCTAACGCTTCCTTCGATTTACGCACCGCTTCGATAGTTCGGGTCGTGATATCCGAATTAGCGCCGCCTGACTGGAAGTGAATTTTGAATAGCTCAAGCTTCAACTCGTCAGTGCCGATGAATTGAAATGCTTCTTCTGCGGCTGCGTTCTGGTTCATGACCAGTTTGTAAATCTCTAACTGGAATTTCTGTTCTTCAGTCATGGGAATAATCTCTGCCATTGTTGGCTCCGTTTATCCGTTAAAAGGGATATCAGTTAAGTTATCCCGTGTAGGGTATAAGCCATTATCAAAGCCACTCAGTAAGGAATGGCTTTTGTGATGGCAATAAAAAAGGCCGCCTGAGCGACCTTTCATTTTTCATCCGTTTTAATCATCTGGGTAATTAAGCGGCATCCAGTGTGTAACCTTGCTTGCTCCTGAATCGATGAATGCCTTTGTTCTCTGCCAGTAAGAGCCCATACATGATAGTTTGAACACGTCACCAGTATCAGTAAGAGCTATAACCTCTTTAGACCACATCCCTTCTTTGCTTTCTGGTAGCCGGTGTTCAACATTGATCCATTGGTTTCCGTTATCATCCATCACAACCTCGTCTAGTTGTTCGCCATAGATTCAGTGGCAGGCGGTGACGAGTCCGCTTTTCGGGAGCTACCCTAGCCACTGCTTGATTCTATCCGATGTCTTTCCATCAGTCCGCCACCACAAAGAATCTTTTTTGCCATAAGGCAGGAGGTTCATCTTTCAGTGGCTGCCAGTGTTATTTCCCCACTTACTGGCTTGGGTTGCTTCGTGGTACTGCCGTTAACTGGTTGCCCAGAATAAATTCCGGTTTCATTATCAAGCCCACCCGTAGATAGGCTTTGTAATGAACTGGCTCTTATCTCAACGCAGCCCCTTACCGCGCGCCAGATGCTCAATATCAAGCATCAGCAATGAGATGTTTAATCTGGATTCACTCCAGAAGTGATCACCACCCTGTCTACAGAGCCAGATGTGAAGGATGATGAGTAAAATTATCGCTATCATAGAAGGCATTGCGTCCTGATGTATTCCTGCAAGTAGTTAACCTGCGCGGTTATCCTGTCGATTCCACTTCGGAGACGGTAATAATTGAGTTCAGCATCTGCTGTAAGTCTTGGGCTTTCTCCATCGCCCATGCTGCTGGCTCCGGTCGTTGACTTTGTACAGGTGGCGGCGACTTGCAGGCGCTTACGACCAGCAGAAACATCAGCACGGAGACTTTCGATAGTCGCGTTAGCATCAGCAAGCTCCTTTGTGTATCTGGCGTCGAGTTCTGCTACATCACGTTGACGCTTCTGCATGTCAGCGATGATGTACGTGGCCTTATCACGCTGCTCTTTGTAGGCGATTGCGTTATCACGGTAATGATTAACAGCCCATGACAGACAGACGATGATGCAAATAACCAGAGCGGAGATAATCGCGGTTACTCTGCTCATACCTCAATCTCTCTGACCGTTCCGCCAGCCTCTTTGAATTTTGCAATCAGGCTGTCAGCCTTATGCTCGAACTGGCCATAACCAGCGCCCGGCAGTGAAGCCCAGATATTGCTGCAACGGTCGATTGCCTGACGAATATCACCGCGGTCAATCATCGGTAAAGCGCCACGTTCCTTAATCTGCTGCAATGCCACAGCGTCCTGGCTTTTCGGAGAGAAATCTTTCAGGACAAGCTGCTTACGATAGGCATCCCACCAACGGGAAAGAAGCTGATAACGTCCGGCGGCTGTTGATTTGAGTTTTGGGTTTAGCGTGACAAGTTTGCGAGGGTGATCGGAGTAATCAGTGAATAGCTCTCCGCCAACAATGACGTCATAACCATGATTTCTGGTTTTCTGTCGTCCGTTATCAGTTCCCTCTGACCACGCCAGCATATCGAGGAACGCCTTACGTTGATTATTGATTTCCACCATCTTCTACTCCGGCTTTTTTAGCAGCGAAGCGTTTGATAAGCGAACCAATCGAGTCAGTACCGATGTAGCCGATGAACACGCTCGTTATATAAGCGAGATTGCTACTTAGTCCGGCGAAGTCGAGAAGGTCACGAATGAACCAGGCGATAATGGCGCACATCGTTGCGTCGATTACTGTTTTTGTAAACGCACCGCCATTATATCTGCCGCGAAGGTACGCCATTGCAAACGCAAGGATTGCCCCGATGCCTTGTTCCTTTGCCGCGAGAATGGCGGCTAACAGGTCATGTTTTTCTGGCATCTTCATGTCTTACCCCCAGAAGGGGATCTGTTCAAATTAGGAATTATGGATATGGTCGCTTGAACAAATCCTGGTTACGGTTGATTTGTAACGGGTTTGTTCGTGACCGCATTCATGAGCAAATCATGCGTGGATTGCGCCAACAATACATGCCGCTCATATCACGAAGCCCAGCCATTGATGCTGGGTTTTCTTTTTTAAAGCGCACTAGACCACCGTATCCACAGAGTGTCAGCAATGAGTTGGTTAGGTCTGGTTCTTGGTGGAAGTACGCTTTAAAAAATGGGCTGAGGGTTGTAGACCAAAATACTGAGGTAATGGTAATGGTGAAAAACGGTTTTGCTCTGGGTGGATTTGGCTGTGGTGGCCGGCGCTGATCTCCGGCTTGTATACAGGCACCTTGTTCTTCCGAAGCTCTCCTGCGCGCATCAGCCTGCGCATTCACCACACCGGAAAGAGCACTCAGTTGTACCGGCCAGTTGTGCCACTAAGAAATGCTTTCGCAGACCGTTAAGCTCTTTGCCAGTTCTTTAATGCTCTTACCTGTTGTGCAAACAAAAAAGCCACCGTTGCAACTTAAGAGTCACTAACGGCAGCTTACCCTCTAATTATGGCTAAATGGCTAACTGCATGTCAAGGCTTTTAACAGCAACATGCTTAACTTTCTCAACACGTTTACGCATTTTGAAAGCATTTTGCATTGGTTGGTACAAAACAAATAACGACGCTTTCAGGATGTCGTCAATTTCGTTTCTACAGGTTGCCAGTGAAGGTTTTCTCCATCCCTCGCCACCACGTCCACACATCTTGCGTGGCTTTGCAGTCGCGTGATAGTAGGATGCAATTGCTCGCTTAGATGAACCATGAGCGTAGTAGCTGAGGAGGATGCCAAAGGCTTTCTTGTCAATGTACATGACGGAATCGACGACCTGAGAAATCAACATTCCATCATCATCATTGCACATTGGCCTTGTCATAACTCTTCCCGGCTCTACGCTCTCCATGAACTTCGCTATTACGCTGCTCATACGCTTTTCCAGACGACCTGAATAAACCCATGCGCCCCACAGTTCAAGCCAGCCATTCAGCCACTCGTGCTGTTCTTTGGTGAGGTTTAGTTCTCTTATGCTCATCGTCTTCCTCTCTTGCCCTGTTTGACCATCAGGACGCCGTTAACTATTACGTGACGCTCACCTTTGCTGTCTCGGTTGTACTTGAGCACTGTTCCTCTTGCACAGGAAAGCATCCTCGCCACTTCGGTCTGATTGCCTCGTGTCTGGATAAGAAGCTCTGGTATCGTTTGAATTGTGGCGTTCATACGTTCTCCATTTCGGTGATTTTTATTCCAAGCCTTCCACCTGGTACTTTCACACCACGAATTACGCGAATGTCATCGAATTGCTCGTCGTCTTCCGCAAATCCGGCGTGGATAAGGGAGTCGAGTAAACCTTTCAGGATGTTATCGAGGTCGCGGCGGCGGGAGTCTGGAACGTCTGCGATGACTTTGATGCGGAGTCGTGATTTAGTGAAAATGTCTAACTTAAGTTGGCGGATGATTTTCTGAACGTCTTTTCGGTATTTCTGGCCTTTATCGCTGATGTAGTATTGGCTTCCCCGTCTTCGCCAGTAGGTGTTCACCGACGGCGGGTAAGGAAGCACAAACTGATATTCGTTCATGACTTAATCTTCCCCTCCTTCAGCAGTATCGCCTGCGTCCTGATCACGCCTTCGAGGTGGTAAAGTCTGGCGTCTTTGTTGTCGAGGTTATGGGTGCGTCGGTCGATTTCATCGTGACACGCGCTACAAGCCCATGCGCCGATCAGATCGTCAGGCTTCATTCCCGTTCCGCAAATTCCAGCCATCCGGTAATGTGCCAGAACTGTAGTTTCAGGATTGCCATTGCATACGCCGTAAATACGTACCTGGCATTCTCTGCCGCGCGCTTCTTTGCGTAGGTTAGCCATTATGGTTCACTCCAGTAATTCTCAATTGCAGCAGCCATTCTCTGCATCCACTCAGCCAGCTTTAACGCGGCTTCTCTTTCAGAACCACATTTAGGGAAATCCTTCATTTCCATGCTGGCCTTATATGTTCTGAATGCCAGGTCTCCGGTAATAATCAACTCCTGATCAAGCACCGAGCGTTTATTCCGGTGTTGAACGTAATAGACAGATTCAGTCCGCATTTCTTCTCTGTCTTTTTTGAAGGAAATAAGCTCAGAGAAATCACTCATCGTCTTCTTCCTCGTACATTGAGCTATTCGGATCGCTCATCAGTTCTGCGCAGCAGTGCTCACACACGTGAACTTCCAGCACATGCAGCTTCTGACCGCAGTTAGCGCACGTTAAAGCCCGCTCGACGCTTTCTTTCTGGTATTGAAGAGATTGGGATGGGCTAAGCATGGCTTTCACCATTAAAAAGTCGCTTGTAAGCATCAATGTCTCGTTTTGCTTCACCAAGCTTTCGTCTTAATTCCATGTTTTCTGATTCAAGCTTTTCCATGTCTTGTTGGTATCGATCGCGGTGTTCTTTCCATGCTTTTCGATACGCCTTCATGTATGTCGTATTGGACTTTCTCTTTGCCTGACGAACAGCGTGATGGTTTTCTACAAACCACTCAGGGTCGTTAAATGCTGCTCTGGCGCATGTATACCAATAATTTGCTGCCTCCCTGTTTAGCCAATAAATACTGATAAATGGCAACTGTATCGACACCATTTTTCGTTGAGACTCTTTCTCGCCAAACATGTGCCCTTTTTTGATGCTAAGGCCAAATCCAGGTTGAATTAAAAGCATTGTCATTTCCTCGCACGATGTCTTAGCCACCGGATATCCCACAGGTGAGCCGTGTAGTTGAAGGTTTTTACGTCAGATTCTTTTGGGATTGGCTTGCGTTTATTTCTGGAGCGTTTCGTTGGAAGGTATTTGCAGTTTTCACAGATTATGTCGGTGATACTTCGTCGCTGTCGTCTCATGCTGCCCTCCTGACGCCCTGCCCGATCGCCATCAATGCCGCTTTGGATACGGTAGTAAACATCCGTCGAGGACTGATGAACGGTCGCCAAATCAGCAGCATGGAACCTTTGCTGTTTCCCTTCTTCTCCAGCCCTGTCGATGGTTCGATAAAATTAATCCGTCCATCAGTGATAATGCGAACTTCGTCGACACTCTCCAGAGCCTTACTGAACCATCCGACTGACATATCCTCTGGCACAAGCATAACTACCGTCTGTCGCTGTTGTATGCACTGCTCAGCGGCTTTTTCCACCCACGGCCTGATATTGCTGTACGGTGGGTTATTCCAGATTGCACCGTGGCTTATCCACTCAGAATTTAGCGCGTCGTCGGCCTCAGTTAGCCAGTGAGCGCACAGAGCATTTTTGTCGCTCGCTGCCGAATCCAGCCAGAACCCAAACTCAATATCCAGTGCATCAAAAAGCCAAAGCGGCGTTTGCCAGCAGTCCTTATCGTGTGCTGGCGTATTTGATTTGATAGTCATGCAGCCCGATCTCCCCATCTTGCTTTCCACTCCAGAGCCAGTCGCGCTTCGTCTGACCACTTAACGCCATGTTCTGTACCGAATGCCTGTATAAGCTCTAATAGCTCCGCAAATTCGCTTACACGCATCCTGCTGGTTGACTGGCCTATTACCACAAAGCCATTCCCGGCAAGGTTAGGAACAACGTCCTGCTGCTTTAATGCTGCGGTAAACACGCACTTCCAGCTTTCTGCATCCAGCCAGCGACCATGCCATTCAACCTGACGAGAGACGTCACCAAGGCAAGCCCAAAGCTTTCGGTTTTGGTCTAAGCTGCGGTTGCGTTCCTGAATGGTTACTACGATTGGTTTGGTTGGGTCTGGAAGAATTTGCTGTACCGCGTGAATAGCGTTTTGCTGATGTGCTGGAGATCGAATTTCAAAGGTTAGTTTTTTCAT